TTTTTTGAACTACACTCAGATCACGGGTTTAAAACTCCAAGAACTTTAAGTTTTATTTTTTTTGTAAATGATGACTATGAGGGTGGTTCTTTAGTTTTTGCTACACCTACAAGAGATAAAAATTTAGAAATTAAAAAGAAAAAAAATAGATTAATTGTGTGGCCAAGTAATTTTTTATATCCGCACTTTGTAAAACCAGTTATTAAAGGAACACGTTATACGGTAGTTGCATGGGCTCTTTAAAAGAAAATAAATATAAAATTGTAAAAAATTTTTTAACTGTAGAAGAACGAAAACTGTTGTGTAATTATACAGAGATAAAACACGCAACAAATCAAAAAGAATTTGATTTAGTTCAGTCTAATACTTTTGACACAAAATTCTATGGCGATCCAATTATGGATTCTTTATTACTAACAAAACAAAAAATAGTTGAAAAAGAATTTGGTGGTGATTTAAAACCTCAATATTCTTTTTGGAGAATGTATACAAGATGTGCTATATTAAAAGAACATATAGATAGACCTTCTTGTGAATTAAGTGTTACTGTTTTTTTAGGAAGCGATGGAACATCATGGCCTATTTACATGGGCAAGCAACCTTTAGAACTTGAACCTGGGGATGCTGTTGTTTATCTTGGTTCTGAAATAAAACATAGAAGAGAAGAATTTACTGGTGATTGGCATTCACAAGTATTTTTACATTATACAAACGCAAACGGTCCATATAAAGATATAGAAAAAGATGGACGTAATTATTGGGGGTTAAAAAGAAATGCAGTTTAGACAAAGCACCGAAGATGGTTCTTGTGATATTTATTTTAGTGAACAAGAATTAGAAGTAATAAAAAAACATGGCAAGGTTCATTTTTCAGCAGAGGTGTTAAGACACTTTGGAAATACTTTAATGAAAATAGTAGCAGATTTTAATTTACATTTTAGTGATGAATTAAAAAAAACAGAATCAAAAGAAGATATGATAGTTGAAGGTGATGATAAATTTAACAAATAACTTTATTAATAACCATGAGTTGTTTGAGATAAATAATTTAATTAATTTAATAGATTTTCCATGGTTTATAATTAAACAAAATCCTTGTTTAGAACTACATCATGAAGTTCACAAATCATTAATTGGTCCTACAATATTAAAATCGTTTATAGAAAAATTAGAAATTAATAAAGTTAACAAAGCTGTTTTAAAAAGAATATGTCAAACAAATAAATTACAAAATTGTGATAACACAATAATTTATAATTATAACAAGCCTTCTAAAAACGCTGTTTTTTTCTTAAATACTAATGATGGTTTAACAAAATATGGATTAAATAATTCTGTAGAATCTGTAGAGAATTGTTTGCTTTTATTTGACGTAAATGAGCCCTTTTATCAAACCTCATGCACTAATAAAACTTCAAGGCTGATTCTAGAGATTAACTATGAATAATGATATAATATTGTATGCCTCTAACAAAAGTACAAATAGCTCCTGGATTTAACAAACAAGTCACTCAAACTGGTGCTGAGGGTCAGTGGACTGATGGTGATTTTGTCAGATTTAGATATGGCCTTCCAGAAAAAATTGGTGGTTGGGAACAAATACTTGAGGGAAGTTTAATAGGAGCTGCAAGAGAACAGTTTATATGGGCTGACTTAGATGGTAGAAGGTACGCAGCTATTGGTACAAACAAGCTATTGATAATTTACTATGAAGGAGCCTTTTTTGATATAACTCCTTTAGGCACAGCTTTGACAAGTTGCACTTTTGATACTGTTAATACATCGGCAACTGTTACTGTTAATAAACCTGCACATGGTCTTGAACCTGGAGACATTTTTATATTTTCATCTGTCACTCCTCCATCGGGAGCTGGATACACAGCAGCTAATTTTACATCAAAACCTTTTCAAGTAGTAACCGTACCCGGTAGTGATGAGTTTACAATCACAATGGCAAGCGCAGCAGGAACAACGGTCAACAATAGTGGATCGGCAACTGTAACGCCTTATATAAAACCTGGAGCTCTTGGATTTACTTATGGATTTGGTTGGGGCACAGGACTTTGGGGAGGTGGCCAACAAGTATTTAGCACATTGAACGGAGCTTTATTAGATGATACTGCTGGAACAGGGGGATCAGGAACTTCAATTACACTCGCATCAACAACGGGATTTCCAGCAACAGGTACAATTAAAGTTGGTGCAGAATTTATTTCATACACAGGAATATCTTCCAACGATTTAACTGGTATAACTAGAGCTGCTGCAGGAACTAGATCCGCACACTCAAGTGGCGCAGGTGTTGAAGTATTTATAGGTTGGGGTATTGCATCGTTATCTCAAACTTTGACCACGGATCCTGCGTCTTGGTCTTTAGATAATTTTGGTGAAAAATTAATAGCAACTATCAAGAACGGACAATCTTTTGAGTGGAATCCAATAAATTCAAATTCTAACGCATTAAACACAAGAGCAACTATTATTACAAGTGCGCCTACTGCTTCAGTTATGTCTTTAGTATCTGATAGAGACAGACATTTAATTATGTTGGGAACTGAAACAACTATTGGTTCACCAGGAACACAAGACAAATTATTTATTAGATTTTCAGATCAAGAAAATATTAGTGATTACACACCAACTTCTGTAAATACTGCTGGTAGTTTTAGACTAGATTCAGGAACTAAAATTGTTGGGGCTGTTAAAGGGAAGGATTACACTTTAATTTTAACAGACAACGCTGCTTATGTAATGCAATTTGTTGGACCACCGTTTACTTTTTCAATAAGACAAGTGGGTTCTAATTGTGGGTGTATTGGTCAACATGCGATGAAATATGTTAATGGTGCTGTTTATTGGATGGGTGAATCAGGTGGGTTTTTTGTATTTGACGGTACAGTTAAATCATTACCTTGTGCTGTAGAGGACTTTGTATTTACAACTAAAAATGGTGAAAACCTTGGTGTAAATTATCAAAATGGTGAATCTGTTTATGCAGGTTTAAATCACTTATACGAAGAAATATGTTGGTATTACCCAAAAGCAGGATCTAATTTCAACGACAGATATGTTTGTTTTAATTATCAAGATAATACTTGGGTAACTGGATCTTTATCAAGAACTACTTGGGTTGATGCAAATTTATATTCTGTGCCTTATGCGACTGAGTTTAATTCAACAGGTTTACCAACTTTCCCTGATGTTCAAGGTATTACAAATATTAATGGATCAACAATTTACTACGCTCATGAAACTGGAGTTGATCAAGTAGATACTGCAGGAAACAAAACTGCAATACCTGCTTTCATTGAATCTGGAGATTTTAGTTTAAACATTGAAGGTAATGCACAAGTGTTTATGAGTATGAGAAGATTTGTTCCTGATTTTAAAACAATACAAGGAGACGCACAAGTCACCATATTACTTAGAGACTTTCCAAGTGACACAGAAGCATCGTCTCCATTAGGACCTTTCACGGTCACTGGATCAACACAAAAAGTTGACACAAGAGCAAGAGCTAGATTTGCTAGTTTAAAAATTGCTAATACAAGCACAGATCAAAATTGGCGTTTTGGAACTTTTAGAGCAGATGTTCAACCTGATGGAATGAGGGGATAATGGAACCAGATTTTTTTGCACCAGGTGATCAACAATATCAAATGGTCAATGAACCGTTAGTAGGTATTGCTCCACTTGTTGACGAACAACCTTTACCTTTACCTGACTTAAAACAAATTGCAGGTAACGTTATAAAAAATAAAGCTTTAGAATATGCAGCTGGAAAATTAGGTGTAAATGCAGCCAAAGCTACCGGATTAATATCTATTTTAGGAGCAGGTGCAAATGTGTTCGCACCTTTAGCAACGGTTTCAGCTTTAACAGGTAAATCACTTGGAATATCTGAATATTTAGCAAATAAACGTGCACAAAAACAAATTAAAAAACAACAAAATATGAGTGATGCTGCAAGAATTACTAATAGAATTCAGAGTCAGATAACCCCTCAAGATATAATTGACGATAGAGGAAGAGGTCAACCTACACAAAACACTTCTACACAAACACCATCTAGACAAGAAAGACACACATCTGGAATAGGTGGATTACATTCAGGATATTAAATGGCAAGAGTAGATATAGTAATACCAGAACCAACACCTAAATATACTGAAGAAAACCAAAGGCAAGTAAATCAGTCTTTACGAACGATGCAAGATAAGTTAAACACTTCATATCAACAAGAATTAAAAAATGAACAAGATACTTTTACCTGGTTTATATCATGACAATTAGATACAAAAATCAAGGAATTAATTTAACAACCACTGATACCACAAGTGTTTTTACTGTTCCAAATGATGCTACTGTTTTAATAAAACAAATACAAATTAACAATGGTGCTTCTACTTCAGTAAATTTAAGTGTGCAAGTATTTGATACGTCTGCAGGTACAAATTTTAGAATTTATAATAAACCATTAGATGCATCTTCTACTAATGACATTATAAACCACACACTTGTTTTAGAAGCTAGTGATATTTTAAAAATGACTGCTGGAACTGCAAACGAAATTCAAGGTATAATTTCTTATGCACTATTAGATAGATCACAGGAAAATGGCTAAACAAAAATTTACTCATTTCGTACCTAGACCTAAACCAAGGAAAAGACCAAGAAGACATACTAAAAATGTAAATAAGAAAAAAAAGTTGCAACATAATAAAAAATATAATAGACAAGGAAGAAAACAATGAGTGATATAAAAATAATTCCAGCAGAGGCTAAAGAAATTATCAAACACAAAAGAACAGGTAAAGTATATGATAACCAAGCTCATTTTGATGCTGATGTTGCTGATCCCAATACTGATACTACTGTGGATGATTTTAGACAAGATTTAGAAATAAAAGTTACAAGAGCTGGTAATCTAGGTGCTAAAACTAAAGAGTAATGAAACTTAAAATTATTGATGAATTTTATAGTCCAAGTGATTTTGGATTAGTTTTAAGTGAATTTATAAATCAACACTTTCAACCAACATATCAATCAAAAGCTTCTTTATATGGTGGGGATAGATTTCAAGGATACCCCTGTCATGAAAGCCCTGATTATTATGAAGATGAAAATCCTATATCTATAGGTGGTATTTTGAAAAAAACTTTTGAAGAAAAAACTCAAATAAAACTTTTATATTTTAAAACTTTTTTAAGAAAAATTAAACTTCACGAATTTAAAAAAGCAGCATCGTGGGGTCAACACAAACCGCATCAAGATAGTAGGACTGATTGCGACATTGCAGGAATTATATATTTTAATTCTGGCTCAATAAAGGATGGAACAAATTTATATTCTAAAACTACAGATTATGTTCCTACGGTAATCGTTGGCTCTAGTCCTAATAGATGTGTATTTTACGATTCTAGCATACCTCATCAACCTGGAGAGTTTCAAGAAATAGAAGACAGATGGGTTCAGTGTTTTTTTGGGATTACAGATCCTGAACTTTATGCAAATTGGAAAGAAAAAAATGGAACCTAGAGGAGCAACAGAAATACAACATGAATTATTAGAAAAATATGTATCTAAAGATTTATTAAACAAATTTCAAATATGTACATCTATTCCAGGAAAAGTGCCACTGGATCCCAGTAAAATAAATATTCTTTGGCAAAAAAATTCTTGGGACCAACCAAACCTACAAAGTTTTTTTAGAAATAAAGAGAGGCACATCGAATA